GTCATGTTATGAATAACTTTGATATTGCCAAAGAAATTGCTGAGGATGCTGAGGTTTTCAGCTATACCCGGCGAGCGGCGCCTATCTTTGAAGTTAGAAGAATCATGGCGCTTAAAGGCCTCAAGAATATTGATCTCGCAGAAAGACTCGGTGTTTCTGAAGCTAATATTTCTCGATGGCTGCGTGGCGATCAGAATTTGAAGTTGGACACTCTTTACTCACTTGCAGATGCAGTTCAAGAAAAACTTGATATGTGTTTCGGTGAGGTTGAGTCAAAACAAATTGTTTCAACAATGAAATATTCTGAGCCTGAGCTTTCTACGTTTGTTGTAAGCTTTCATGCTTCGGAACAACGTCACTCTTATCTCATGGGTGATTTTGCTTCTTGCAATGACGAAGAATATGGTTTGGCCATCGAAGAGGTAGAGGTCAATGAAGGCTGCTTCGCTTTCGGTTGATAAAGTCGAGTTCGTTCACGTAAGAGTAGTAACGAACAATGAATATAGTGGTGAATTCTCCGCTGATTTTAAGCAGCTCGACTTTGCGTTTCAGGGAGTGAATTTTCGCCGCCGGATGAGTCTTCAGTATGATCGAGAGAAATCTGAAGATCCTAAGAGCTTTATCTTCGGTCTTAACGTTCTGCTTTCGGATAATCCTGATGTGGCGGAAAATAGTCCTCTCCCTTACGATATAGATATTAAAGCTGTAGTTTATATGCGATATGAGAGTGACGAGCTGCAAGGGATGGAAAGATTCCGAGCTGTACGTGCGACAGGCTACAGCATTTTGTATGGTGCTATTCGTGAGATGGTTTCGAATCTCACCGCTAGGGCTCCGCATGGAATGTGGTCTTTGCCTTCAGCAAACTTTAATGCTGCCGCCAATGATGAGGCTGGCCGCGATGAAATCAAGCGGCAAGAGTATCTTTCAAATAAAGTGCTGCCACCAAAAAAGAAACCGGTTAAGCGTGTTAAGAAAGTTTAATAGGTGTACTTCCTGCAACCAATGTAAAAAGAAAGGGGCTACGGAATGTAGCCCTTTATTTTACGTTGGTAGCGTGAACATGTGGTATTCATGCGATAGAGGGGAAGATGATGGATTTTCTATGTTCTAGAATCATTACTAATTTTCTCTGAACCCCAGCATCGTTGAAACAATACCTGCCATGCTTTTAGTATCTCTTGGTATCCACCTGCCGTAATGCTTTCTTACCATCGTTGTATCAGCGTGCCCAAGTTGCCTGGCCACCCATTCTACTGGGACGTAGCTCGACAGCATCTGGCTCGCGAACGTGTGGCGACATTGATTGGCTCCACGGTGGCGAACTTCCGCTTTTTTCAGATGAGCGGTAAACCAGTTACTCAGCGTTTTGCCACTCCAGAGCAGACCGCTGGTGGAGCTGCGGAATAAAAATTTGACCTTCATTTTCTTTGACGTGATGTTGTCCCGCTGAATGATGGTGATCTCCTCGAGCGGGGCCGCTTTGGCAGCAGCTACAATCTCACGCATCAGTTCGAGCGCTGGGTCTATCAGCTCCACGACGCGAACCCTGGAGCGTTCCTTCGGTACTTTGAATTCGCCAACTACTAGGGCTCGGCGAACGTTTATAAGGCCGGCATCCAGGTCGATGTCCTCGACGGCTAGTGCTATGAGTTCTGAGAGCGATAACCCTGCCCAACAATTGAATTCAATCATCCGGGTGTCAGTTCTCCGGGCTGGATCCGCTTTGCTGATCAACTCGATCTCGGTGCGACTGAAGGGGTCGGCATGCTCCAAGTCGACGTCTGATCCGACGTTACTGATCCGGTCGAGCGGGTTAGCTTTTAGGATGCCGTCGCCGAAGGCATCAGCCCAGACCCCACGGACGATGGTGAAAATGTCGTTCACTGTCTTCGGGGCCAGACCTTGCTTGAGCAGCTGCGCCTGAAACAGCTCGATGTCGCTCTTGCTGATGTCGACGATCCGACGCTTGCCGAATTTCTTCTCGACGTGCACTGCCTTGCTGACGTAGTTGACGACGGTGCTCGACGCTTTGAGTGCGCGCTGAACCTCCAGCCAGCGATCAATGCCTTCCTTCACCGTGCGCTTTAGTGAAGGGCCACCCGTTCCTGTGAACATGGCAGCCCTGGGCGAGTTAGGAAAGTGGGCCGCGTAGTCGAAGCGGCCCTCTTTGATTTCCGTAAGGATGGTACGGCGCTTGTTGTCGGCGTAAGCGATCGCGGCCTTGTTTACTTTCGAAATCCCTTCCAAGGGTTCTCGGCACCGTTGGCCGTTGAAAATGAACCAGATGCGCAACTGCTTGCCATTCATCTCAACACCGGTCGGCATTTTATCGGTCATGATTTCCCTTCCATCCAGCGTTCAATAGCTGCGCGGTTGTAGACGATCACGTTGGCTGGATCCTTTCGCCAGTGCTTACCTTCAAGCCAGAGACCGCGGGTCCGGTATTTGCGGACGGCTTCGGTGCTCAGGCCGAACACTGGGTAAAGGAGGTCCTGGCGAAACCAGGCGCCCGGGGTGATGTTGAAGTCGAGTTTTTCAGCTGCGCTCATTATGATTTCTCCCCTGTGCGTCGGGCGAAGCCTTCCGCCTGGCGCTGTTTGCTGCATTTTTCGTGGTTGCCATGTGCACGCGACTTGTTGCACTTGTCGCAGATGGTTTGCAGGTCGAGTGGTGGCATCTGTCCGTGGCGGAGGCGGACCGTTCGGCGAAGGACTGTCATGCTGCCTCCCGGATTTGTTCGCTCACACGCCACGGATCGTTTGCCCGGGCCAGTGCAGCCATCGGGGGCGGACTGACGCTGTTGCCGCACATGTGTACCTGCTGGGTCTTGGTGAACGGCTTGCCGTCGGCGCCGTGGCTGATGATGTAGTCGGCGGGGAAGCCCTGGGCTTTGTACAGCTCGGCCGGTTGCAGCATCCGCAGGCAGATGTCGACGATCACGTAGGGCGTCCCCTTGATGGTGACGGTGACCAGGCCCAAGCGATCCTTGGTGGTTATCGTGGGAGCTGGCTCGCCGGCGCCGCTCACGTTCTCGGTGCCGTAGTAGCTGATCAGGAATGCCGCGACCCTCAGTGCGCCTTCCTCATGCTCTGGAGAAAGCGTGTACTCCAGCAACGCTTGGTGCTCGGCACCGGCCGTCAGCGTCGGCACCGTCTCGTCCATGCCTCGGCCGATGCAGTTCTTTCGGAGCGTGGTCAGGTGCGCCGAGCAAATAGCGTGGTGCTGCCCGGTAGTGACCGTTGGTACCGGATTCCTGAGGTCTGTGGACGCGTGGCCGGTTGTGTTGGTGATCAGCGTCGCCGTCACCAGCGGCTGCTGGCTGCCGGTGTTGGTCACCGTGGTCATCGGGTCCTCGATGCTCTTGGCGGCCGTTGTGTTGAAGCCGCCATTCATCTGGGCCATGAACACCGTCGAGATGCCCATGGCGTGGGCGGCGCCGGCTGGGCGCTGGTAGTTGCCACCACTGGTGATGGTCGGCAGCGGCTCGTCGAGCGCCTTGCCTTCGTCCGAAAACCGAAACTTGACCAGGTGCGCGGCGGCCAGCGCGTGTTTTATCCCGCCAGCGACCACCGTCCCCAACGCTTGATCCAGTCCAGGCACTCGCGGTTCCTGGCCTGGGCGTTCACCGTATCCAGTTTGAATCAGGGTCGGGCTGATCAGCGTCAGCTCACCGCGATTGGCGCAGGTCACCGTCGGCAGCGGTTCGTGTGGGTCGCTGATACGGTCGCTGCCTTGGTGTGTTGCTGGTGCGATGATTGGGCTGGCCATGGCGAACGACCCGCCGCGCGGCCAAGAGGTCACGGTGCGCAGCGGATCATGCGCAGACTGCACGCTTTCCCCGGACCAATTCGCGATCGGCACGATGAAAGGGTCGGCCGCATCGATGACGAATTTCTTCATGCCTTTGGCGATCCGGCGCAGCGTGGCCGGTGCCAGCGGCTTCGTCCGGTCGAAAATGCTTTTGCTCGGGATCGTCCAATCGATGCACTCGGCGGCGGTGCGCCACTTTTTCTGGCCCTTGGTCGGGTTCTTGGCGTGGGTCGGCTCGGGCCACACGATAGGCTGCCCGTCACAGCGGGCGATCATGAACAGGCGCTCCCGGCTGGTCGGCGCGCCGTAGTCGCATGCCTTGATGATCCGCCACTCAACGACGTAGCCCAGGCGCTTCAGCTCGGCAACGAACACGGCCCAGGTCTGCCCGCGGCGTTTGGGATCTGGAACCAGGAACTGCTGGTGAACCGGAACCACCTCACCAGGTTCAGCAACACTGCCGCCCAGCTTCACTACGCGGCCGGTTGCCTTGTCGCGCTTGGCGATCAGCGGCCCCCATTGGAGGATCTGTTTGACGTTCTCCAGGCTGAGCACGCGAGGCTTCTTCTTGCCGCCCCACTTCAGGCCGATCCACGACAGGTTGCGAATCTCGCGTTTGCGCGGCTGGCCGCCGGCGGCCTGGCTGTGATGCGTGCAGTCCGGCGACATGTGGAACCAACCAACGGCTTTGCCGCCGCACTCGGTATCCGGATCCCCATCGAAAACGTCGGTGGTGTAGTGCACGGCGCCAGGGTGATTGACCGTGTGCATGCTGATCGCGTGAGGGCTGTGGTTTTTCGCGACGTTCACCGCGCGGCCCAGGCCCATCTCAAGGCCGGTACCGGCGCCACCGCCGCCACAGAAGAAGTCGACAACGATCTCATCGTCCTGAGAGTTGAAGCCGAGTCCGTATTGGGTTTTGAAATCGAAGGGGTGCTTTTTAAAAGCGGTCATGCATTCATCCTCCGCCGGTGCGCGCCCTGCATCAGCTCCATCAAGCGGTTGAAGTACTGCACGCTCGCTTCTTGGGCGGATAGAGGGCTGATGCGCTCAGGCGCAGCTGGGATGTCCTTCAGGCATTCCCACTCGCCGGGGTTTTGTGGCATCAGGTCGCGGCGTTCGGTGGCCAGCGCCACCAAGTCCGCACGGATGACGGTCTCAGGAAGGATCGGGTCGATATCGAATCGTTCGCAGATGGCTTGCCAAATGCGTTCCTCGATCACGCGGTATTGGGGCATGAGGGCTTTGAGCGGGCGCGTCATGTCGCCGATGTAAGCCTCGGTTGCATCGTGCAGCAGCGCCGCCAACTGGTGGTCAACAGGAACCAGGTTAGAAACGCTCAGGCTATGTTGCGCCACACTGTAATGGGTGCTTGTGTGGCCATTGAATCGGCACAGTCCGGCCAATGCATGGGCAATATCGTAGGGGCTGATCATGGCGGCGGTGGGGTTGAGAAGGTCAAACTTTTTGCCGGTGCGGGTGAGAATCCAGGTCATGCTGCATTCTCCGTTGCAACTGGCTTGAGCAGCGTCGCCATAGCGAGTGCGTGTTCGCGGAGTGCTTTGGCGTCTCTCTCCAGCTTTTTGCCTGTACGAAATGCGCTAAATGTATCCGCAGCAATTCGCAGTTGTTCGGCGATGGCGAGCAAGATCTGACGCTCTTTGTCACCAAAGCTGGAGGCGGCGAGTGCCTGCTTGTGACGGGCCTGAGACTGTTCAAGCGAATTCTGCAAGTTCCGGAGGGCCGCATTGCTAGCCGATTGTTGAATCGCCTTTCCTTCATCAATGCCTTCAATCCGACCATCGATTAGTCCACCGCGATAGCCTGCCCAATAGGTGAGTCCGACAAGGATGATCAGAACGATCAGTGCGAAAATTTGAATGGTTGTCATGTGCTGTGTTCCTCGGTAGAGCCCGCCGCCGAGATTCTTGGTGAGAGGCCGGCGGCGGGGTGTTGCGATGGTGGTTAGCCCAGATTGAAACTGCCAATGGTCAGGTTCGCGCCGCCGGCGACTTCTTGTTGCACGACTTCCTTGAACTCTTGGGCGAGGTCTTCACGCAGTTGCTCTTCGCCAATCCAGCGCAGGCGCAGCAGGGGCTTGTCGCCGCCGGTGAGAACGGCAACACGGAGGCGGATGATCTGGACCTTCAGGCCTTCATATGGCTCGACGGTGAACAGAAATTCAGCGGGCAGGCCTTCCGAGGATTTGGCTTCAATCTGGTCCATTGCCGAACGGGATGCGCCCATGTCACCGACGACGTGTTCGCTCTTGCGGGCTTGCTCGATGGTGATGGAGCGGATCGCGCTCGCGGCTTTACGAAGGTCGATCTGACTGTTATCGGTTGCCAGGGCTTGAAGGTTCGATGCCCAATCCTCAATCCAGTCGCTCAGGTCTTTCTGCGCGAACTGGACCGAGGCAGCACGCTCCAGTGCCCGGAAGGCAGCAGTTTTTCTCAGGTTGAGAGTGGCGGTGAAGTCGCCATGCCCGGGCGCTTTCGTGTCGCCCAGGTTGAAGATTACGGTGCAGGACATGGCTTCTGCGTCGACAAAGCCAGAGGCGGCGACATCGTTGCTCTGTTCCATCACGTAGTTGCCGAAGTCGAGCAGTGAGTGTGTTGTGAGCGCACCACGGAAGCGGCTGCGAGTAGCCTGGAACTTCTCGATGCTGTGGATCTTCTGGTCTGACGGCAGAACCAGTGTTGGGGTGAAAGTATTGAGCGGCTTGGCATAGGCCAGAACGGCGGTGTCTTGAATCAACTGAATTGCTTTGGCTTCCATTGGATCGATTTCCTTTTGGTGAGAGGCGTGGAGCGGTTGGTTTAGGACTTGGCGTGAATCGGTGCGTCATCGCGGTTGAAGAGCTGGCCTGCGCGGGGAGCCTCGGCAAACAACGTCAAGCGTCCGCCCTCGTTGACGTGCATCGGTGTGTCGAGCGTGGTGTCTTCGCTGCGGCTGCCACGTTTCGTTGGCACCTTGTAAGCGAGCTTGTGGTTGACGGTGACCTGGTGGCTGTCGGCGATCTGCTTCAGGGTGAAGGTCAGCGTGACGGAGCCGACCTTGCCGTTATTGACAACGCCCGATGCCACTTCGGAAAGTGCATGACCGATCTGATTTGCGAATACGCCGGCGTTCAGTTCGCCGATGAATTCGGCTGTGTCGGTTGGTTTCATGTGCTGTGCCTCGTTGAGTGCGGGTTGTTTGCCCCTGGACGGCAGGGGCTACCGTTGAGTCAGGCCGCCGCCTGTGCCGCTTGGGCGTCGAGGTAGTCAGCCAGGTTGTGCAGGTACACCACCGGCTTTGCTCGCGCCGAGCAGTGCAGGCGCGTTACAACCAAGGCGATGCGGCCTGCCTTGATCTCGGCCAGCAGGTAGCGGTCGGTACGGATGTGTGCGAAGTAGTGTTCACGTACTGCCGACAAGGTCGGGCAGGGCGTGGCGAACTGTTTACGTAGTTGATCGAGGGTGCTGCTCACGCGGCGTCCTCCCCGAGCCCCGCCGATTGGGGCAGCAACTTGAGGCGGATCAGTTCGGCGAGGCCTTCTTTGCTTTTGCCCCTGGCCGCTGCGCAGACGTGACCTGTAGCGTCTGCGACGACGGCACCGAAGGGGTATTCAGGTGAGTTTGTCGGGGTCACGTAGGCGGTCTGGCCTTCATGGATCACGTTATTGACGCAGCGGAACACTTCGGCCAGCTCCACGGTGCGGCACGGAATGCTGTCCAGCAGATCGATGGCTTCGCTTGCGGCGCCGATAAGTGTTGCGCGGCTGACTACGCCAGGGCTGTCCAGATAGATCGGGATCAATCGGAGGGCGCCAAGTGCTTGCGTGTAGGCGTTGAAATAGTTGGTCGTCATGCGGCGGCGTCCTTGTTCGTGATGGTGATTCCCAGTTTTTTTGCCAGCCAATCCACGCCGCTCTCCTTGACCATCACCACCGAGTAATGACGGCATTTGTTGAGCGGGCGGATTACGGTGCTGCGTGGGTCTGAATACAGGTGGCCACGGTCACGGTGCTGGCTGGCAAGGTCGCCGCTGCTATTGAGGATGCCCAGCTCCCGCAACCTGGTGCGGAAGGCGCGGGGCTTGAGGCCGAGCACGGCGGCCGTTTCGTCCAGGGTTCGGTTCATGGCGCTGTCCTCAGGCGGCAAGCAGTTTGCGAGCGGCGTTCAGCAGCGCCTGCGACTCTTCCAGCATTTGCTGGGCTTGCACTGCGCGGCTGGGCTGGTCCTGGGTGGGAGCTGGTGCCGCCGACTCGATGCGTCCGTTCGCGATGTCCTGGATGAAATCGCGCAAATGCAGATGATTGGCGCGATCGGAGCGCTTCAGGGTCAGTTCGCCGGTGTGACCACCGAAATCGACACTGATGACGGCGGCCTGGTCGGTGAGCTCAACATCGAACTTGGCATGGATGGTTTGCTCTGGTCGGCGCAGTGGGCATATGCCAGCGCCGCCAACCTGCAGCATGTGATGCAGCATCTCCTGTTGTGCGATCGGGATCAGATAGCTGTTCATGCTGCATCCCCTCCGGTCGGCCAAGTGCTGTCGTCGAGTGCGGCTTCGGCGACTGGCTTGTTGGCAGTGGGGCTGTTTTTGAGGTTGGTGATGACCAGCAGGCCGGTACGGCGCTGGATCGCTTCCACGGCTGCCCGGCTACTGCATGCGGATGGATGCAGGTAGACCGGGCAGCGGGGGTTGCTGTGCTGTGTGGTTTGCATGGCTCGTACTCTTTGGTGAGAGGGATACGATGCAAACGATACAAATACGTATTGGTTGAGTCAATACGTATTTGTATTGATTTCGAGAGAGAAACAAAAAAGCCCGCGATGCGCGGGCTTCTTTTGATGCAATATCGTATTAGAAAATTTCAAGCTTGGAAAAAACGACCCCACAAATTGTGGCGTCATCCCCAAGCTCTATGATCGGCTCTGGCCACGCTGGATTCAACGGTTTCAAAAAACGCCGGCTGCCCTCCATTACCAGCTGTTTAAACGTTGCTTCCTGGCTATCGACTAATTTCGCGATGACAAGGGAGCCGTTCTCTGCATCCTTTGCAGGGTCAACGAAAATGATGTCGCCATCCCTGAATGATCGGCGTTCATGTTGGTTGAACATTGAGAGGCCGCGCACTCTTAGGGCGTAACTTTGAGTGCTATGCGATGCGGCGCAGGGCAGCCATATCTCAGCATCATCAAGGGTTCGAACGTCCTCAATTTCACACCAGGCACCTGCTTGTACCCAGGAAATTAAGGGAACGTATCCTTTTACCGCCGGCCCAGCTTCGACGTTGGATTCAGAGGCAGCGGACGTTTTGGCTTCAACATTCGGGTCTGAATGAGAACCTCCTTTCCAAAGCCAGCTGCTACTGACCTTAAGTGCTTTAGCAATCTTTTCAATATTTTCATGGCGAGGGCTGGCAACCGCATTCGTCACGATCCTATGAATTGTTGGCTGGGACACACCGGAGCGGCGCCCTAATTCACCTTCGGATAACCCCAGTTCCTGCATGCGTTGCGCGATGCGTTCGCCAATCACTTTTCTCTGCCTTGATTCAAAAACGTATCGCCGATTGTATTGAATCAATCAATACGTTTGTGTATTGTGCTGGTCAATGCGAAAGCGCATCGGTGAACGTTATGACTATTCAAGAAATGCTCGGGGAGTTACTGCGGTCGGGACTATCCCAACGAGTTATTGCAGATCGCGTAGGGACAACACAGCCAACCATCAATCGCGCCGCAAAAGGTGCTGATGTTCGGTATGTAACCGGGAAGGCAATTGAAAGCCTTTACGTTCAAGAATTAGCTGCTGCCGGATTGAAATCAGCAGCTTAAGCAGGTGCCAGGCTGGGGCCTCTCACCAAAGAATCCCCCAGCCCAGCTACGACGACACACAGCACATGTACATCGGTCGTGGTTGTAGGATAGGGACTACCCCGTCTTATGGCTACACCGTAAACGGGGGTTTTACGGTTATGAGTCGCACAGATCTATTGCCGGACGCAGGTCCGGTCCTTCCTTTGCGCCAGGCGATCTATCGCGCTGGTCGTGATTACAAGGGCGGAATTACCGCCCTTGCCTTTGACATGGTGTTGGACAACGACACCCTGCAGAAGAAACTCAAGCTCGATGAAGAGCGCCGCTGGCTGAACCCGGACGAACTCGAGGAGGTCATCCGGTTGACCGGTGATTCACGTCTGCTCGATGCGCTGATGCGCCCGGCGGGTGCAGTTTGGTATCGCCCGGTGCCAGTACCGGCAACGCGCGATGCGCTGAAGGCTGTTGGCAAGCTGCTGGGCGAGACCGGGGAGTTCGTGGCCGCCATGCACGACGGCGCTGCCGACAACGTTTGGGAGCTTCACGAAGTTCTCGATCTTGAAAAGCATGGCATGGATGTTATCCGCGAAATCCTCGGCATCATGGCCGGTGCCCGCCAGGCGATGGAGGACCGTGTCAATGGATGACATCGATCGCGCCAATGATCAGGCGCAATACCTGCTCGACGTTGCGCTTCAGCGTAGCCGTAGTGCGCCATTAAATCGCGCCAGCGCAGAGATCTGCGTGGATTGCGACGAATCTATCCCGTTACTTCGACAGCAGACGATCGCGGGTTGCCAAACCTGTGTTGACTGTCAGGGGTTGCGGGAGGCTCGGCGATGAGTGAACCGGCCAAGGGAATAGCCATCGCCAACTGGGCAAAACGTTACATCGATACCTTTGACCTGGCCCTGGTCTCTATTGAGCCCGGTGAGAAAGGTCCAAAGGGTAAAGGATGGAACAAGCCAGGCGGATACATCACTGATGCAGCTGCGGCTGAAGCTTTCTGGCAGCAAAACCCCAACCACAACCTCGGCGTCGTACTTGGGCCAAGCCGTGTCTGCTCGTTGGACGTTGATGACGTTCAATGGACGCGGCATGTGCTGTATGAACTGCTGGGTGTCGATCTGGATGCCATGGCGTTGGTGTACCCGACCATTGTCGGCAACCCTGCGCGGTTCCGGGTGGTTTTCAAAGTGCCGGACGGCGTCGAGCTGAGCCGGCATTCTCTGTCTTGGCCGAATGAAAAGGACCCTGATGGTTCGATTCACAAAGGCCTGATGGCTAAGGCCAAGGCGGCAAAAGACCAGGGTGATGCAGCTGGCGATGCTGCGGCGCGCGCCGAGGCTGAAGAGTACAAGCGTTTCACGGTGTTCGAGTTGCGCGCTGGTCTGGTTCAGGATGTGTTCCCACCTTCAATTCACCCGGATACCGGCAAGCCTTATGCCTGGCGAACACCGCCAAGCGCCACCGATGGTCTGCCGACGCTGAATGCTGACTTGCTGAATATCTGGCAAGCCTGGGACATCTTCAAGCGTGATGCCGAAGCAGCGTGCCCGTGGGCGATCAAACCTGCCGCGCCGGCACCGAAGATCACAAAGCGCCCAGCACCTGCGACGGGCAATCGGCCATCGGTGATCGATGAGTTCAACCGTTGCCACGATGTGCAAGAGTTGCTGCGCGCCCACGGCTATATCAAGCGGGGCAGCAAATGGCTGTACCCGCAAAGCAGTACCGGTCTGCCCGGCGTGACGATCAGCGACGAAGGCAAGGTGTACTCGCACCACGGCGCCGACCCACTGGCGAACGGGCATCAGAATGATGCCTTTGAGGTGTTCTGTTTACTCGAGCACGGCGGTGATCAGTCGAAGGCTGTGAAGGACGCGGCGCGCATGCTGGGTATGCAGCGATCTTCGCGGCCTGACCCTGCCGATCTTCCCCCGACCCCATCCGGTGAATCGAACGAGCCGAGCTGCGCGGACGACGACATCAGCGAGGCCGCTCCGGCTCCTGATGGGGGCGCGGGGGAGGTGCTGACGCTTGATCATGTCCTGCGGCGGTTTGCCCTGGTGGAGGGTACGACGCACGTTTGGGACTTCGATCAATCGCGGGTGATGAAAAAGTCTGCCTTTGAAGCCCGGGTCGGTAAGCCATTGGCAAAGCAGTGGTTGGAGGACACCGAGCGGCGCAAGTTGATCTCTGATGATCATGTGCGCGAAATCGAGCAGGCTCGGCGGATGTCGGGCAAGAAAGGTGGTGCTTTCGGCATGCCGCCCATTGAGCGGTATGTGTACATCGATGGCACGAAGGACGTGTGGGATCGTGAGAAGAAACGGCGCATTGCTGAAGGCGCGGTGAAAATGGCCCTGGGTGATGCGTACGCGCTGTGGTTGAACAGCGGAGAGCGTCGGGTGGTCGATGTGGACCATATCGTGTTCGACCCAACCATGACAAAAGACCCAGCCGTGTACATCAATACATTCGATGGCCTGCCACTTGAGCCAGTCAATGATTTGGCCGCGTGCGAGAACCTGCGCTGGCTGATTTCGTTCCTGTGCAACCACGATGAGGGCGCGGTGCAGTGGTTGACGCGGTGGATGGCGTACCCGCTTCAGCACCTGGGCGCCAAGATGGATACGGCCGTGTTGATGCATTCGATCATGGAGGGGTCCGGTAAAAGTTTGCTGTTCGCCGATGCCATGGGGATGCTTTACGGCCAGTACGCGGCCACTGTTGGGCAGACTCAGCTGGAAAGTAACTTCAACGCCTGGCAAAGCCGAAAACTTTGGTCGGTGTTTGAAGAGGTTGTCAGTCGCGATCAGCGATACAACCAGGTCGGCAAAATCAAACATTTGATCACTGGCAAGACGGTGCGGATGGAATCCAAGTTCATCAACGGTTGGGAAGAGGCCAACCACATGAACGCGGTGTTCCTGAGTAACGAGATCATGCCGTGGCCGATCAGCGAGAGCGACCGGCGCATGTTGGTGATGTGGCCCGAGCAGACGCTGCCGGAAGACCGTCAGAAAGCGATTGGGCACGAGTTGAGAAACGGCGGTGTCGCGGCGTTGTACGGGTGGCTGTTGACGATCGACCTCGGCGACTTTGACCAGCGCACCAGGCCACCGAGTACGGATGCACGCGAACGCTTGGTGGCCCTGAGTCGGGCCGGCTGGCAGACGTTCCTCAACCTGTGGAAGTACGGTGAACTGGGCCGCGATCTGTGGGGTGTGTGCCTCTCGACTGACCTGTATTCGCTGTTCCTTGAGTGGTGTCACCGCAACAAAGAGCACGTGATGAGTCAGACGAAGTTCTCTCTGTTCATCGGTTCTGAGGTGGACAAGACCCGATCGATACCCTGGACCGAAGGCAGCAACAGGCGCTTCGGCGCGTTTTTCTTTCCCAACGATCCCAATGCTTCCCTGCCCCCATCACTGAAGGCGGCCGAGCTGGGCAAGACGGTCACGGACTGGCGTGCTCAGGCGAAGTTGGCTGGGTGGAACGTGGACAACTGGGAGCACGTGAAGGCGGCTGCAGCATGAGTGCGACCAAAGGTGTGTTGGGTGTGTTGGGTGTGTGTTGGGTTGGTTTCGGATACCCGACACAGTTTTCGGCCTTGAATTACGCGGGTTTTCGGGCGGTGTGTTGGGTGTGTTGGGTTTGGCGTCGCGTGCGCGCATGCGTGACATTAATTGCGTTGAAATCGGGGGGCGGCTTTTTTTCTTATGCGAGGACAGAAAAACCCAACAAACCCAACACACTAAACACAGATAGATTGAAGGTATTGATTTTAAAGGAATTTATTTGTGTTGGGTTTGTGTTGGGTAGCGGTTTTTTTGTGTCGGGTTCGGTTTTTCAGGGGGAAGGGCGATGATTGGGGAGATGGAAGTACTTTTGAAGCACTGGGGCGATCAGTGCCGGCTCAATGGCGAGAGCGGCGGCATGGGCAGCCCGATGGCTACCATCATGGAGTGGGGCGGGTCAGCACCCCGGGGCACGCCAGGGTCGCGGATTATTCTCGGTGCGGGGGCTGGGCCTGATGCTGTAGCACAGGAGATTGGCGCCGCGTTGTCCGAGATTGGTCGACAGGACAAGCAGGGTGATCGATTGATGCGATTGGCCGGATTGCGTTACGGCGAAGATCCGGCGCCGACCTGGCTGATGCAGCTGCATCTGTTGGGATTGGAGTCGAAAGCGAAGCAGACCTACTACGACCAGGTGCATCGCCTGCATCAGAGGTTGCTGGAAGTGTTGGCCGACAGGGCCGATGCGAGGAAGTGGCTTACCGCTGGTCGGGGCGTTTTACCTCAAAGTCTCCTCAAAGTTGCGTCAAAGTTGCGTCGAGTCGGATAACCGAAAATGGCCCCTTTTCGGTTCCGTACTCTGGGGGTAAAAAGTCACCACGATATGAAATTTGCGCCTTGGCGCTGACCTCGCACGTGCTGTGCAACTTCACCCGGCCCTCCCTGAGCCGGTCACCTGACCCCGCTTCGGCGGGGTTTTTACTTTCTGGCGTTCGGCGTTATCAGTAAGGACAGAACATGACAAATGAGCAGCAAGCGCTGGCGGAAATGCCGATCTGGTTGGTGATCGTCCTTGCGCTGGTCGGTGGTGTGTCGGGAGAAATGTGGCGAGCCGATAAGGACGGGGCGCGAGGCTGGGCTTTGTTGCGGCGCCTGGCACTGCGTTCCGGTGCCTGCATTGTCTGCGGGGTGTCAGCGATGATGCTGATGATTGCAGCCGGCATGACGATCTGGACGGCAGGTAGTTTGGGCTGCCTGACCGCGATGGCCGGCGCCGATGTTGCCATCGGCCTTTACGAACGCTGGGCTGCAAAGCGGCTGGGTGTCTGCGAAGTCCCGCCCACAGGCGGGGAGCAGGGCTGATGCCTTGGTCCGGGGCGCCGAAAATCGCTGGGGACCCTGGGGTTATCTGGCGGGTACGGGGTCGGAAACCCGCGGGAAAGTGTTAGCGGCAGAGTTGCCAGCTTACTGAAATTCAATCCATTGAAATTGAAAGGTTTCCATTGAAAAGCCGTTGAAAAGGAGGGCTTATGACAGAACCACTTTTCCTGTCTAAAAGCGCCTTCGCGGCTCGGATCGGCAGGGCACCCAGTTACATCACTTGGCTGAAAAACAACAACCGCCTGGTACTGACACCTGACGGAAAGCTGGTCGATGTAATGGCCAGCGAAGCGTTGATTCGTGATACCGCAGACCCAAGCAAGGCCGCCGTCGCTGATCGCCATCACCAAGATCGGCTGCAGCGTGATGTCTACAGCCAGCTATCCAGTCATGTCGAGCCGACCTCAGCGGCTGCGCCACCGCCAGCGGTTCTGCCAACAGGACAACTGCCCGACTTCCAGAAAGCCCGGGCACTGCGCGAGCACAACCTTGCACAGCTCGCCGAGATCGAGTTGCACAAGGCCAAGGGCTCGCTAGTTGCCCGGGTGGCGGTTGAAACCGGTGCTTACAACGCTGGCCGCATGCTGCGCGACCAACTGCTCGGCATGCCCCCGCAACTCGCTCCCGAATTGGCGTCCATGACGGATCCCTGGGAAATCGAAAAGCACCTAACGGCGGCGATACGCCGCTCGCTGGAAGATGCTGAGCGCATGTCTTCAGCCGACCTTGAACACGCATTGACCCCGAGTTAAGCCTATGCCAACGGAATATTGTGACGGTGCAGAGGTGTACCGCGAGGCGTATTTCCGTGGGCTACGGCCTGACCCGGATGTCTGGATTGATCAGTGGGCCGACGAATACATGCGGATCCCGCGTGACACCGGCGCTGCCGAGCCCGGCAAATACCGCACCGCGCGCACGCCTTATGCCCGCGAGCCGATGCGTTGTCTGTCGCCGGCTCATCCCTGCAAGCGCGTGGTCACCATGGTGGCCTCGCAATTGATGAAAACGCAGATCGCGTTGAACTGGATCGGCGGCCTGATCCACATGGCACCGTCCAATATCCTGACGCTATTGCCAAGCCTCGGCCTGGCCAAGCGTGTGTCTTCGCGTATCAGCAAGACGATCAACGCAACACCTGCATTACGTGAGCGTGTGGCGTCCAGCCGATCGCGAGACTCGCGCAACACCATGGACACCAAGGAGTTCGAGGGCGGGTCGTTGTACGTCACGACTGCCGGCTCGGCGGCCAACCTGGCCGAGCTGTCGGCGCGCTACGTCTACGGCGACGAGATCGATCGTTGGGAGGTCGACATCGGTGAAGAGGGTGACCCGATCGAGCTGGCGGAAACCCGAGGCAGTACCTTCGGCCGCAACGCGAAGTTCTACTTTTCCAGCTCGCCGACGATCAAGGGAGCATCACGGATCAATGATCTGTTCGAGGGTAGCGACCAGCGTTACTACTACGTCCCGTGCCCGAGTTGCGGACATATGCAGACCCTGGAGTGGGAGCGCCTGCACTACTCAAAGGACTACAGCGTCGTGCATTACCAGTGCGCTGGCCCAGACTGTGACGTCCTGATCGAGGAGTACCACAAGGGCGAGATGCTCGCCCAGGGCGAATGGCGTGCCCATGCAGAGGGCGATGGCGAAACGATTGGCTTTCACCTCAACGCGCTCTATTCGCCGCTCGGCTGGATGGACTGGAAGTCACTGGCCAAGCAGTTCGAAAAGGCAAAAAAAGCCCAGGCGAAGGGCGATCTTGAACCGATGCAGGTGTTCTATAACACCCGTCTTGCCAAAGTTTGGGACGCGGCTCAAGAGCAAACCAAAGCCGATGTACTGAGGCAGCGGGCACGGGTCGAAGACTTCACCCTCGGCTCACTGTCGGCTGCTGTGTTGATGATCACAGGCTCAGTCGACGTCCAGGCAAATCGCCTGGAATTCATGGCGATGGGGTGGGGTGTCGGCATGGAACGGTGGGTGGTCGACTACCAAGTGGTTGCGGGTGACCCTGCAGACGAACGTACGTGGGCGGCATTGGACGAGTTGCTCAAGGCCAAATATCGCCACCCCTGCGGTGTTGGCTTGGGCATTCTCGCGGTCGCCGTCGACTCCGGTGGTCACCACACCGATGAGGTCTACCAGTTCTGCCGCGTTCGCCGCTGGCGCAACGTGTTCGCCATCAAGGGCGCAAGCAAACCCGGCAAGCCGGTCATTGCTCAACGCCCGTCGATGGTCGATGTGACCTGGAAGGGGCAGACCG